TGTATCTAGAACTTCAGATAGTTTTTTAGGTACATCTGAATAGCCCTCACCATGTGCTCTTTGATTCTGCTTAATCATAGCATTGCTATACAGATAGATATATCGTTCAAATACTTCTAGTTGTGCTTGCTTAGCATATAGATTAAACTCAAATGGAGTAATATATCCTCGATTGTCTTTTGCTAGTATAGACAGAACTGTATTTCTAACTTCGTTTATCATACTTACAAAGATAAATAAAAAAAGGCACTTACAATAAGTGCCTCTTCCTTTCTAGTTTGATTGCTTATTAAGCTGCTGTAATAGCTGTTACAGAAATAGGTAATGAAGGTATTACATATACAGGATGTGTCCAAGATGTTACTAATGCGTTATTAATTGCATCTTGAATAGCGTTACGCATGTTAAATGCAGTTTGAGCCGCATGAAACAATGTAACAACTTTTCCTCCTTGATACATAATTACTGTATTTGCCGCAGTTGCAGTATTTGTAGCTGCCGTACCTGCGAATACACCTACTATATTCGTAACAGAGATTAATTGATTTGCTCCTAAACTATTAGGAACGCTGATAAATTTTTCCATTTTTTAAAAATTTAATGGGTTAGTAATAGTACAAATATACTAATTATTTGATAACTTATCTTCTAGGAATTGATATAACTCAACACCCTCATCTGAATGCAAATATGAAGATAAAACAGATGCAGCATTAGCACCAAATGGAATTGTAAGCAATTTCTTTTTGTTTTCTTTTAAATTGAAATATAAATCCTTTCCATTATTTCTCAATGCTAAATAACCATCAGAAATAGCTCTAGCAGCAATATTGTTTATTTTTAAAGATGGATCATTTACAGCTTCCAAGAAATCTTCTGGATATCTTTTTGCGTAAATCATCATATCTCTCTTAATCTCAGCACTACTCATTTTATCAACTTGACCACCTACTAAAATACGAGCAACTGCTTCTAATGTATTAAAGTCATTTGCAGCCAAATCTCTAGCGGCCAACTGTGCATCAAGCTCAGAGTGCATTGATTGAATATCTTCTTCAGCATCTCTTTCGTTGTCAAATTCAAAAAATTCACTTCCATTTCTTGGGTGGTAATGCAAAAATTGTTGTAAAACAGGATTTGTTCTAGGTACTGTTAAAACACCATCTTCGAAAACAATTGGTTCAACAATTACATTTTGATCTTGCTCTTCCTGAAAAGGACTATTTGAATTACGAGCGTAACGAAGTGGATGATTTGTATTTGTTTCTTCACAATAGTAAAGTAAACGTTGTCTAGGTGTATCCTTTGAAGCTATATAATAAGACAAAGGAGATTGATTGTTTCGCAGAATATAAGTTCTGTCTTTCGGTTCTAGATTTACTCTATTAATTTTTAACTTTTCCATTTTATATAATTTAAATTTTTAAAAAATAGAGAGGGCTTTTACACCCTCTCTGTATTTATTCTTATCCTTTGAAGATAAAGAAGTTGTTTGCACCAAGTGTACAAAGAGCTCTTTCAGACAAGAAGTTAACCTCCATTGCATCAAGATCGCTAGTTGCAGCACCACCAGCAGAACCAGTCATCCAAGTTTTGTAACGTCTGTTTTCAGTTTCAGAAGCTCGGAAACGAACGTGTAAGAATGGACGTTTTGCGTTTTTACCAAGAACTTGGTCATAAACTGTAGTTGTACCAGCAGGAACTAATACTCCGTTTACAGCTCCACCAACTAGACCACCACGAAGAGTAGCATCGTTAAGATATTTCCAGTCAGTTTTGTAGAACTCATAACCTCTACGGAATCCTGTGAATCCAAGGTTCAAAGCCATTTGCTCGCTGTTATCGAATAAACCGTAAGATGTTCCACCAACTCCATAAGAGTTTTGAGCAGCCAACATATCATCGATATCGAAAGAGAACTGACGATTCAAGAACAATGCGTTTTCAGCGATAGCTCCTTGCTTGTCAAGACGTTGTACGATAGTATCGAAGTCAGATAAAGCAGATGGATTACCACCAGACCATACATTTCCTCTAGTTTCAATAGAGTTAAATAAACCTTGAGTTCCTTTGTTACCTAAGTCACCAGTTGTTAATCCAACAACACCTGAACCTGAACCAGCAGGCACACCTTCCACCATTGCCATTTCAAGATAATCCTCAAAACGTAGACGAGTCTCATGCTCTGATTTCATATACCACAAATAACCAGTAGCTCCGTTCTCAGTTGTTACCTCTACCCATCCGATTTGAGCCATGTCCGAACCAGATACAGTATACTTATCTTTGATGATAATAGGAGATACTTCAAAGAAGCTATCTTCAGCTTCCAAAGAACCTTGCATTCCGTTAGATCCTTTTTTGAATTCAGAACCGTAAACAAATGCGATAATATCAGAAGTCGTGTGAGCAAATCCAGGAGAGTCAGTAGAAGCAGTATAGTATGCTACAGTAAATTGATCTGGGTTACCAGAAGGTGTAGCAGTAATAATACCTTTCTGTAGTTTATTAGCACTAGCAGATGATAAAATAACTGTTTGACCAACTCTAAATACACATGTTCCTGACCCAATGTCAAATGTTTGAACACCAGAAGAAACTGCTCCTGTAGTTGCTACTCCAGTATACTTAGTATGCAAACGACCTTGCTCAGCCCACTTAATTAAGTCAGAGTTAGAAGGAAGTTCAGCACCAACCATACGCAAGAAAGATGCGATAGATCGGTTACCATAACGCTCAAATTCTTGCTCATAAGTATCAGGAAGATACTGATTCAAGAAGTTAAAGTTTGTAATGTAGTTTGTAGGCAATGTTGCCTTCACTGAGCTAGGTGTAATTGCAACACCAGGACTCGCTTGTAATGTACCAGCCATTTTTTTTTTAGTTTTTGTTTTTGTTTCTAATTACTAATCTGTTGCCACGATCGTCATCTATAGCTGTAACTCTGAAACCTTGAGCTGGTGGAACTTGTGTTGCTTGCCGAGTCATGTCTATATTTTTAGACTCTTTAGCAACATCGCCAACCGCATCTGACATACCCTTCTCGTAGAAGAATTTGGCAAACTTCTCTGGATTCGAAGCCACTGCAATAGCACGATGGAAAGATTCAGCATCCTTTAGATAACCTTCATCATTCAAAAACTTTGATACAAAGTTCTGAAGATTTGATTGCTCTTTCAGTAAGTCTGGTGATTCTGCTGGTTTGTAAACTAATTTTTTATTCTCATCTAAACTAAATCCGAAACCTTCGAACTTTTCAGAGAATAACTCAGAAGTTTTGTCAGCAAAATACTTTGACCTTTTCACTTGCTCTTCCTCCGCTTGAGTTGTAGCTTGTTTATAACTCTTATAAGCCTCATAGGTCTCTTTCTCTTCTTGAGGAACAAAAGATTCTCTTGACTCAAGAGGAACTTTATACTGTTCTTTCAAGCTGTTGAAATAATCCTTAGCTTTAGTGAGTTCTTTTTTCTTAGCCAACTGCTTTTTCTTAATCTCTTTCTCATCTTCATAGTCTGAATCATATCCAAACTGAGTTTCAAGATCGAATTTAATATCGTCAATATCAAGATCTTTATCTTGATTCTTACGATACTCAAAAAGCAATTGATCCTGATCCATAGAATCATAGTCTTTATTTAACTTCATAAAGTCCTCAATTCCACGACCAGTCTCTTTTTTATATTTAAGATATGTGGCAACCTCTGGATCTAAATCCTCATTACTTGAACGTTGTTCAAATAATTCATCAAGATTACCAATCTCTTTATTATATCTTTTTCCAATATATGAAAGAACTTTATTGTCGTCTATCTCAATCTCTTGAGGTTCAACTACAGGTGGTGTATCTTCAATAACCACCTTGTCAACAGGTGGTTCATCTGTAGAGACTAAACCTGTCTTTTCTTCGTGCTCTTTAAGTAGCTGTTCTTCTACTTCAGCAACAGACTTTTCTTCGAAATCTACTGCCCTTACTTTAAATTCACCTTCCATTTTATTTTATTTATTTTTTACAAAGATAATAATTATATTTTATAACATATAAAACGATAATAATAGCTAATATATTATGCAAAAGCATATAAATATGGCTCAAATAGCTAATATATTGAGCTTTATTTTTGTATTAATGAGAGCCAAAACAACTATTTTTTTGAAGTTTTGGCTGTTATTCAGTTGCCAAATCTGGAAAAATTCATGCAATTTGGCAAGTAAATAATCGGAAAAACTCCGATTAATCAGCATCTGTATTGTCATAAAACATAGCATCTGAATCCTCAGTATGCCACTTGTCAAAACCTTCACAATTAAACCAAGCCTTGTTAACTAAGTAGTCAGGCTTGGATGGAAACTCTTTAGTAACAAATGATGGCTCAGACCAACGTACTCTATTATTTGGTTGTAGTGCTATCTGACCATTCTCAAGTAATATAATATGATGTGACTTATGCTCTAGTGGATCTTCAGCTAATGTTATATCAGTATTTATATCATTAGATCCCCAATTAATTGTAGCATAATAATTACCCTTATACCATTTCCTGTCTTTCATATACACATCAACATTTGTGTCATACACATAAGATAGTTGTGTTAACGTAAAACGATAGCTAAAACAATTCCATATCTGTAAGTAGTGGAATGGTAAGTCTGGATCAGGCAACTCAGCTTCAGTCAATAAAGCATGACTAGGCAGCTTATCTCTCATAACACCATTATCAAGCAATACTTGAAACAATGCTGCTTGTCCTGGCATACATCTTACTGAAATTATTACACCTTCAGTAAATTCACCATGTCCTTTTTTAAATTGATACATGTATTCGTTCCTTACGAATACTTTCTAAGGAAAAAAGTTGTGTTCTATATATGCCACAA